CAAACCTCATTACGAGCAATCGCCCCTGGCGAATTCGGAATAATTTGATTATTATGAGGCCACCTTGGTAGCTTATCATAAGTCCCGAACACTGCAAAGTCTTTGGACAATTCGTCCATTCTTTTAGTGGCTCTTGATGCCATAGAGACCAAAGCATCGTCCTGACTACGCTTGGAACTTTTTTGTTGACTTGCCTCAACCTTATCCATGCGTTCTTTTATGTCAGCGTTCTCTGCTCGAAGCCTATTAATCTCTACATCCTTACTTTCGATTTCCTCAACCTTTTTCTCAACAACTACTTGCTGCTGAGCTTCACCTGCTTCTTTTTGTGAGAGTTGCTCTGACTTATCAGAATTCTCAGAAACCTGTGCCAACAAAAGAGGTGCTTGCTTTAACAATTCCTCATTTGTATAATCAGATGTGAAATCTTCTATTTGTTGAACTGTCATGCCAACTTTCTCAGCGGCCTGAACAAACTCAACTGGAATGGCTTCGCCTGCGTTTGTGCCTGTTTTGGCATTAGCATCAGCGTTCTCACCCCGTCCATCATCAGGCTTTCGTCTAATGATATTTCCAATTATCTTCATTAAACCAGATTTCTTTTCCGGTTCTGTTTGTGTCTCTGTTTGTGTTTCTGTTTCTATTTGCTGCTCTTGTTGATTAGCATTAGCACCATCAACAACCTTGTTATCATCCTCTACAACAGCAACAACTTGTTCTGTTTCAATGCCTGTCTCTTTATTAGCTTCAGTCATTAATCAGACTCCTTTATTACTGGCTCAGCTTTCTTTGACCTACAACTGTCGCAGAATTTTGCAGCAGGACTCCGTGGGAAGAACAAAGTCTTACATGTCTCACAACGTTTCCGACGCAAACCAGCTTCCTCAAGAATCTCATAAATGAGTTCCCTAATTATCGGTTCATTCATCAAATGTGCTCGTTCTTTATTTGGGTCTTTTATATCTTCCAGGCATGTAGCATCTGGATACGCCCCCGCACAAATGACACACTTACCATTGACCAACGCATCTGACCTAAAATCCGCACTACAAATTACACATCTTGTTCCTTGTTCTGGCATTCTGTTCCTTTCAATTATGTTCTATAAAACCACGTTCAGCCATCTGTCTCTTTTTGTCAGAACGGCTCTTTATAAGTAACCGGCCATCGTCCGAGTAAGTACTCCCAGGAAAACGTTTCCTAAAATCATTTACCTGAATAGCAGGTACGCCCATGCTGGTGCTCCAACGCTCATTACCTTTTTCATACCAATTTACTTTTGATATATCTTCTGGTTCACGGTCAGCACAAAACCGAAGGCGATACCACTTACCACCACATGCAGGACAAGCAACTGGTTCATCATCATTAACATACTGTTGTACAAAATCACAACCAGGGTGTCTGCAAGTAAATATAGTCATTAAGTTGTCCCTGTTAAAAGATATTCATAGAGTGGAGTCTCAACACCAGTGGTGTTTTTCACCCAAATATTTCCGCTTGGATTTGGTATTACAGCAGCACACTTTCCTGCCTTAAGTGTAAAGTCGGCATCATGTCCCGCAGAATTACCAGCATCATTATCCAGGTCAACATCAAGGTCATAATCAATAGCCCGAATAACCAAAACTGTTTCAACTGCGACATCACCTAAATCCAAAGCCTCTGCTGTCCCACCTGCTGCCAGCTTACGATAATTATAAGTTGCGGCTGTTGGTACTGTACCAGAAGAACCTTTGCTAACAAAATTCTGGTATCTACCGAGGCCCATTAATTCAACGATTATACTCACATCCACACTTGCTGCCATGTTATTTCACCCTTCTATAATTCAATCGCCAGAGCAATTTTCCAATATCAATTGCTGTTCTATCAACTACCTTCTCAGACTTATTCCAATTTGAGGCATGAAGGCACTCATGTAATAATACAGTAAGCATTAATCGAGCATGCCTATCATCACCATAAGGCAAACTCTCAGTCAACGTAACAACGGGACGAGCGATTGTGATACGTGGAAGCCCAAGCTCTTTGGTCGTTTCGCCTTTGAAGCCCTCAACATCTATTGCAAATAATTTGCCATTAAACCGATGAGTTTTTACTTTACGCATTACTCTCCACTATAATGTGATTGAGAATAACCATCCCAATTTTTTGCTGCTTCTACTTTGTACTTCTCAAAAACAAACATCAGTTTAATGTTTTCAATATCCCCAAGAAACAAATCACTGGGCATACTACAATTAAGAACAGGGCTATAACCACCGACCAAGAGTCCCCTAACAACCCCATCCATCGTAAATACAGGACCACCGCTGTTGCCTGGATGAGCACCTGCATCAGACGTAAACGCCACTTTCCAACCATAAGGTCCTCCATAATTACTTATTTCGTCCCAGTCTCTGTCAAGTCCACTTACAATTCCCAGTGTCACACTATTGAAATTTATTTTGCCATAAGGACTTCCAATGATAAACACTGGTTGGCCTAATGCACATTTCTTAATGCTTCCGAATTTGGCTGGTTTTAGCACCGCTTTTGAAACCTTAATAAACCCAATGTCATAATCTTTATGAACAATGGCTTGAGTACCTTTTAGCACCACACCATTCTGTAATGTAATGGTGTAATTCGTTCCGTCTACAACGTGACGTGCGGTCACAACAATATCTTCTGTAATAGCCACGCCTGAACCTTGCCAACGGTCACACATAATATGAACCACACTTGGCAACACTTCTTGTATCTTATTTGGAAACTGAGTAGTCACTGCTGGCTCTGACCTTGCTCTTTCTTTTAATGCTGCTGGTATTGTAATGACACTTACAACAGCCAGTATAAACGCCATCAAGAGCACTTCAAATTTTCCTACCTTTTTCATAGTTTAGCTCCCGTCTGTATTCTGTCCTGAGCCTGTAGCGAGTTAGCTGTCCTACTTGGTTCTGATGCACCAAGTGAATCATTCATCTGACCAGGACTCTTTTGGCCTTTCTTGCCGCCTGGACGCTGCCCAACTGTTGGCTGCATCACGTAGGGAACACTCCCTGGGTCTTGTGGAACCACAGTTTTATAAATTTGGTCAAAGTTATCAAACCCTGCATAGTCAGCAAGTATCTGGGTTGCCGTCACTACATCAACTTGTGCTCCTTGAGCGGCAGCAATCTGTGCTGTTGGTAATACCCAACTGCCCATAAACTGCAAAAGTTTCTGATGCAGTAGCTCTGGTGACGTTCGTTGACTACTGTATTGCTTGATATTGAAAACAAAATCATAGAAGTCGCCAACTTTATCAGCTTGCGAGAATACCATAGGCACTTCACCAAGACCAGGCACTTGTTTAATAACCGGAATATACACTGACGGGTCTGTCCAAACAAAATAGGCCAATTTATTTATGACATTAATCATAAAATTCTCAAACCGATTATACATGTTATTTATAATTCGACTTGCATTCTTATAGACCATTTGTTCTTGCCCTAATGTGGGAGCTTGTGCTCCACGCCCACCAAGCACATCTGGATTAACACCAGTCTTTGTGAATTGCATTTCTGCAAATTCCATCCATTTATAGTTGTCAGGATTAACTCCACCAAAAGACAGTACCTTTACGTCCTTCATGTTTTTAGCAACCACTACATCCATATTAGATGCTTTTAATATTTTTTCGGCTGCTTCTTTTGCAGCAGGCTCAGCAGCAACAATATTCTTCTGGCTCTCTGCTTGCTCACGTGCAGTTCTGGCCAAGATGTTCATGCTGTAATCCAGGTCGTTCCACGCCCATGCCGGAGGTATTGGAATAGGACATCCAGGAAAATATTTATAGCCAAGATAATCATAAGGGCCGTCGCCTGGCCCATCATAACTTATGGTTCTTAATCTAACTGGCGTTTGGCCAAAAGGCATGATGGTAATAATAATTCCTTCATCACGGATATACACATCCATGAAGATTGAATAGTCCCGCAAATTCAATTTATTCCAATTGAAATCGTGAGCCGTAATTTTCTCAGCACTGTATCTGTTAATTAATTTGGTTGTTGGCATAATTGAATCAGGAGCATCAAAGATGTCACGTGCATAAGCAGTTGGTAATCGGTAGATGTCACCCTCTATAACAAAATCATTACGATTTTTTGCAGCAGGGTCGCCAATATATTCTGTAGGGTCAATGACTATAATTCTTGGTGAGCCCAATTTTATTTCTTTATCATTGATGCTTATAACTCGGTCATACTCTGAAAAAGTTCTGGTTGCTACTCCACCAAACATACTCAATGTCGCAGCAGGAATAAAAACGGTTTCTGCTAAATTCATTTTCTTGTTAATTATGTAGTTCAAAGCCAACTCCGTTCGCCTTGCTGATGCTCTCATATTTGGTATACCATTAGGCTCCACCATCACCCTTGGATTGCCCTCTACCAAAAATGGTACTATGGTACTGACACCACGGTCGGTAAGGTTAATCGGGTGACTTCGTGCATCCCGCTTATCAAAATAACCGGAAGCATAATTTGCAAGCAACCTATGTGAATGAGCATGTGGGTCTTCCCATTTCTTAAACCATGCTTGGGCCATTATCTGAACTCGTTCTTCAAACTTCTGCCCCATTCTTGCATTTGTCTCTAAAAATTTTTGTCCGTTTTCATCAATCATGGAAAATCCTAATTAAGTCCAAATAGATATTTTTTAGCTTTGCGATTATCTTTAGCTCGCCTTGCATTTTCAAGTTTCTCATAATAAGCAAAGCTTCCTTGTGGAGCAACTTTTGTCTGAGAATATTCACCACGTTGTTGGTCTCGACAACCGAGTATGCAAAGTGCAGCAGCAATGGCTCTGTCGCCATGCCTTTCACGTGCACCTGTACTTAAATCTGCATTTGATGAAGTGGTTATGGTTTTCCCTTCCCCAGAAAAAACATAATCAAATAACTCGGTAACCAATTCACCAGAATAAATTATGGCAGCTTTATATTTTGTATTATGTTCAAGAGCATAGGACATAGCAATGCCAAGCTCGCCAAGCACGGCTGCTTTTCTTTCTGTGTTTGAAACAAATCCATACTTCTCTTTTCTTTTACGAGTCGTACTATCTTCCACAGTTTGTTTGTAACAATGCCAGTATTCTAAGTAATTTACTCGGTCAGTGAAGTTAGTTCCATGGCCACCATTACGTTCCCAAATTAAAAACGCTGGGTCAACACCACCAACCCATTTTGCGAGTGCTACTGCCACATCAGCAAATGATTCTGGTTTTGTATTTGCACATGCCCATTCGCCAACAAACTCATAGGTGTTAACATCGTAAATATAAATCACGCTGTTGCTACTGCCTAAACCGACTGAAGGGTCAATACCAATCACAAAATTGTGTCGCTGGTCGGGACGACCGTTAATCAAGTATCCCCACCAACTCAATCGACGTTGGCCATAGTTCGGAAGAAACTGCACATCAATTATAGAATCATTTTCATCAAAGCCAAACTGGAGTTCCCCCACAAACTCCGGTGGCCTAACAAATTTTTCCTTTATGTCGTAAAGTATTACAGGGTCAAATACCGTATCTGCCGAACCTAATGGAGTGGCCCAAGTGTTACAATAAAAGTCTCGACGGTTTCCCTTACTTTGTTTTTCTTTGTAATCATGCCAAGGACTACGACAGGTAATAATTTTGTCTCTGCTCCCATCAGCCACAAACTTGATGTCTTTAAGCCGTGTCTGTGCATCCACAGACAACGATGGGAATAACCTCTCAAGGTGGTCACGACCGAGAGACTGGCCAGCTTCAATGACATCGAAAACTTCCGGAACACGTTCACGGTAGTATTCAATATCGTCTATTACAACAACTCCAACAACAGGGGAATGATAAAGTCCCCGTGCTTTTTCTGGATTCTGATGCCATAACAATTTTATGACCTCAGTTGTTTCTTTGTTCAGACAATTATTAAAAGTATGATTTTGACCAAGCCAATGAGTACTACTATAGATAACACAGTTAGTAACAGCATGTACCGTACCTTCAATGGATTCAGCAACAGATTTACGTATGCGACCAAACTCGTCAAGCACCATAGCAGTAGCACGACTTCCAGCACTGAAGTTTTCATTCGTTGTCTCTCCAATTATAGCTGAGTTATTACGTTCTACACGTAACAACATATCTTTTCGTTTTACACAGCCACCAGCAGACTGGAACTTAAATCCCATCCAGGAGGGCAGATTCTCAAACACGTTATCAACTTTTGCAAAGAGCGTAAAGTCGTTACCAATGTTATCTACATCTTCCTTCTTATCAGAACCCAGTATGAAACTAACCCGTTCATACAACATGCACCAAGCACTGAATATCTTGGCACAAATTTCTGAAGCTCCTTCATCACGTGTTTTATCAATCCCAACATCTTGTGGAATGATGCTGTCCAAACTACTTTTTATTTTTCTGTCAATCAAATGCACAGCCGGTATTTGCTGCGGTCGCAGTATAAACGGCTGGTTCTGCTGTCCCCAGGGCTTCCGTGGATTCAGCGTCCAGAAACAGGTGTCGAACATAACTTGAAGGTCTTGCCGACACAAGCCCCAGAAAACTTTTTGAGCACCCTCATCTGCTGCCAACATCTTGTGAAGGTCTATACGAAAACGAATGTTCTCGCCAACTGTTCTTGGGATAGATTTTATGAAACCTTCAACCGAATCAAATGAAGAAAACTTATTCACTATCAATCACCTGTGCTTCAATAACCTTCGTAGGGTTAACCAACGCCATAAGCTTCCCAGCAAAACGTCGAATCTCATCCTCTGTTGGGTCAGCTTCCATAATCTGAGTCAGCGTTACTTTCTTGCTGTCAATAAAGTAATCTGGTAATCTGCTAAGCAACAACATCTTCAGTATAGCTGAATCAGGTCGTTGTTTTTTATCTGACTTCTTTTCTTTGACCAGCGTCTTTTCTCTGCGTATTAGCTCGCCTGTTTCTTCGTCTCTAATTTCCACAAACTTATAATCTCTGGTCATTTCTGTATAGTCATAACCAACCGCAGCTTCAAAGGCAGTTGTCACAAGTTCTATGTCAGCCAGCCTGCGGCCAACCTCAAGAGCAATAGCAACATCAGGACATTCTTTTTTAAGCTGGGCAATAAACTTCCCAGGCTTTCTGCCACTGTAGCCTATTATCATTCCAATGTCTGCCTCTGTCTTTCCAAGCGAAGCAAGATTTTGGATAACCGGCAACAAAGCCAAGTCAAATTTAATCTTTTTTACTATTGCGTTCTTAACCATGCCTGTCTCTCTTTTGCACGTCTGCCTTTTTGTTTCAGCTTCTTAAACTTTGGAACGTATCGTTTTGTTTTACCCATAGTAATCCAAGTGGCAAGAGTCGAACTTGCAATCTCACGACCCCAAATCGTGTGGCTTGCCAATTAGCCTACACTCGGTAATGGAGTCACTCAGAATCGAACTGAGATTTCCGCCTTGCAAGGGCAACGTTCTCCCGTTAAACTATGTCCCCAAATATTGGCCGGTGTTGTGGGAACCGGCTACTCCCGTTTGTGCACATACGTCCTGACTTGCGGAACTCAGTATAAGACATAAGTTCAATCTGTCTACAGTGGACAGGTACGTTAGATTTAAATACTATAACTTGCATTGTAAAGTACATAAAGTATTTTTCTCATTTTGTCTCCAATAAGTTTTTCATTCCACCGTCTGCTAATCCACCAGCTTGTTCATCAGGTGGCCAGCCTTCTTCCCGCCCGTGTGCAGTCTGACAAGCACGACACCAAACGTAGTGTCCCTGACGGTCGTTGCGTTTTACAAAATCGCTTAACGGTTTTGTTACCAAACATTTTGAACAACGTTTCATAAACACCCAGGAAAGAAATGTCAATACAAAACACTATATATTTAACGCTTAATTACTTCGTTTAATAGAGCGTTTCTCTGGTAAAGTAATGTAGTCTTTGTTTTTTAACCGGACGACTTTTTATGGCTTCGCCTTTAGTTGTCGTAAATATATAAGCCTCCTCCACTACTGCCTGAACTCCTGTTTTCTGCACGGAAAATCTTCAAAGATTTCCAAAATTTTTTTGTAATCGTTGATTAAATAACCTCCTTGCTGTTTACCTTGACAAATACTATTAAGTACGTTTTAACGACTATATTGATTGTGTCAATAAATTTATTTGAATTTAACCAGATTTTCCTTGCAAAATATGTAAATCGTGAATAAAATAGAGATATGGACAAGATAACGATTGACAACTTGAAGGTGCGACCTGACCAGAAAACAGGAAAGAAGCCAACAACCAAACAACTGCAATTGCTTTGCGTACTCAATCCTTTCCGAAGAAGAAGGAAGGTGACATACGCAGAAGCTGCTGCCCTTCTTGGGATTAGTGTTTCTTCAGTTAATGGAAGAATGAGTAATTTCAAGCACCGTTGTCCGGAGTTACATAAGAATTTTGATGTGGTTCGTTACCCAAAAAAGTATCGAGAGGTAAGACACGTTCACAAAACTGGATGTGTAGATTGCGGAACACCTGTCCCTGAGAATCAAAAGCTTTGTTTTGGGTGTTGGCGAATACGTGACAGAAAATACAATCCCCACATCTACAAACAAGACAAGATGTTTCCTAAAAATGGCCGAACATGCAGTACAATTGATTGGGACAAATGGGAAGACAACGATTATCATTGGAACAACCAATGTCGACATCAAAGGAGAAGTTACTGATGCTAAGTTATGTGCTTTCATTCCTCACTATCCTGGGGCTTTACTTAGTTGGTCGAAAAAACAAGTACGGATTTCTTGTTACGTTTTTTAGCGAGTTCCTTTGGATTTACTGGATAAGCATTACAGTTGGTGCAAAGGGCTTGTATATCGCTTGTGTCGTGATAATGGTAATTAGCATGAAAAGTTATTTAAGGTGGAACAAAGATGAACGAAAATAAAATATTTTGTGCGTGCAACGGTCTGGAGTGTTACGGCCCTTGCAGAACCCAACATCTGGAAAGAGCACGTGATTGGTCTGACCCAGAAAACTTTTGTCCGTCAGCTTACGGGGAAGGGATTAATCGTGGCAAAAAGATTTCCAAGAAAAAGAGTTCGAAAAAGAGGTGAGTTAGTTAAACATGCGGTAGCAAAAGCGTTGAAGCAGCCGTGGTCGCCACATGAACGGTTCTGTCAAAACGTGTTGCAGCTTAACGGCATTAAGAATCCTACTTTGGAAACAGTTCGGCAAGTGATACGTCAACAGCAGTTGAACGAAACAAATAGAAAGTATAAGGAACTTACAAAATGAAAACAGATTTTAAGCACATTTATTTTGATAATATTTCTGAGGAATATCCTAAACGAAAAACTCAAGTTTGGATTTGTCGGAGCAATGGGTCAGATGATTTTTTGGGGTTAGTAGAATGGTATGCTCCTTGGAGACAATACTGTTTTTCTACAGAAGCTGGTGTTATTCTTGCTAAAAGTTGTTTAACAGATATTGTTTATTTTATAATACATTTGAATATGGAGAAAAATGAAAAAAACAAGAGTAGTTCATTGCCGTCGTGAGGCTTATGATGTGATGATTGACCGGACGACTGACTTCGGGAATCCATTTCCAATAACTAAAAGTTTTACAAGGGAGCAATCCATAGAGCAGTTTAGAAATTATTTTCGTGCAAGGTTAGCATCTGACCCAGCATTTAAGAAAGCAGTGTTAGCTTTAGCTGGTTTAACCTTGGGATGTTGGTGTAAGCCAAAGGCATGTCACGGTGATGTGTATGTTGAATACCTGGAGGGATTAGACGATGATAATGCTGTGTCCTAAGTGCAAAGGTGAAGGTTCTATTGCAAGACAAGGTTGGCATGACGAGCCATGCTGGATACGAGAGGAATGTAAAAACTGTGAGGGAACAGGACGACTGGTAAGAACTGTTGATGATGTTCCTTTTAAACCACTTGATGAAAATGATTGTAGTAGATAATGCATAAAACAGTAATACATACTCCTTTAGAATTTCTTAAGTGGTGGCAGGCTCACCGTCAGCCAGTGATGTCACTCGATACTGAGACTACGTCTCTCGATTACCTGGAAATGGAACTTGAGGGATTTAGTCTTTGTAATGGCACACATAGTTGTTATGTTCAATATGACAATCATGAATGGGTGCTGGCAGCCTTGAAGGATGTAGTTGACTACCTTGATGTTACGGTCATGCACAACGCTGTGTTTGATTTAAAAGTACTTCATAAGTATAACACTGAACCTAAAAAGATTTGGTGCACGCTGACCGCCGCCAAGTTGCTGAACGAAAATCGTGGCAAGGGCGAATATGGGCTGAAGTCCTTGGCTGTCAGTGTCCTGGAAATTCCGGAAGAACAGATTAAAAAGTGGGAAGAAGTTGAGGTAGGTACTCCAGAGTTTTACGACTATGCAATCAACGATGCTGTTTGGACTTACATGTTGTATGAACAATTCCTGCCGATGCTTGTAGCCCAAGACCTGATTCATTTGTTTGAAGTAGTTGAAATGCCTTTTCAACATGTGCTGTCTGACCTTGAACGTAACGGTGTGTTGATTGATAAAGAAATACTTCACCAATTTAAACCACAGGTCGAAAACATATTGTTCAAACTTGAAGTGCTTATGCTCGCTGAGATAGGAATGGAACATGATGTTCACTCAATTTCGGGTGAGATAGAATTAGTAAGTCCAATTAACTTGAATAGCAGTCAACAACTTGTGGGAGTTGCTGAAGGAATCCTTGGACTTAAGATAACAGAACGCACAAGACGAAGCAAGAAATTTCCGAAGGGACAACCAAGTGTTGATAAATTCACGATTGCAAGACTGGCTCCTAAGAGCGAGTTCTTTACGTTGCTTAGTCGTTACCGAAAACTTGGGACACTACATCGCACGTTCTTGAATCCTTGTGAGCACTTCATTGGCTTGGACGGTCATATCCGAGCATCATACCAAATGATTCGTACCGGCAGGCTTAGTTGTAGTAGACCCAATCTTCAAAACTTACCAAACCCAAAGAAAGAGAAGCTGGAATTCAATCACCGGCTGATGTTTATTCCTGCTGCTGGACATGTGTTTGTCAAAGCTGATTGGGCAGGACAAGAACTGCGGGTGTTGGCCGAAGAATCTCAAGACGAGCGTATGATTCAGGCATTTATTGATTGTAAAGACCTACATTTAATGACCGCCAATAGTATATTTGATTTACAGCTTACGGATGAACAACTGACGGCTACATCTGAGGCTTTCAAGAAAGCAAAAGCGGAGTTCGCTACTGAACGACATAGGGCCAAGAACGGAGTTAACTTCCCAATAATTTATGGCAAGAGTGTCAAGACATTAGCCACGGATTTTGACATCACGGTTGAGGAAGCTCAGCGTTGGATGGATGCATTTCACGGGCTGTATCCAAATGTACAGAAGGCCATTGACATAACCAGGTTGGAACTTCAAGAGCATGAGTTCGTTGTGACCATGATGGGTCGCCGCCGTAGGTTCCCAGGCTACAACCAGATGAGCAAGTGGGAAAAGGCTGCGGCCTTGCGACAGGCGTTCAATTTCAAAATCCAAGGCTTCAGTGCAGAAATGATGAAACTGGCCGGAAGTCGGATACGGTTGATAATCCAAAATTACGATGCACGAATTGTGTTAACAATCCATGATGAATTAATCTATGAGGTTCTTGAGCAACAGGCTACGGCTTTTGCCGTGGAAGTGAAGCACATCATGGAACACGTTGTAAGCCTAAGTATACCAATTGTGGTAGATGTTTCAATAGTAAATTCGTATGGTGATTAGGAGGTTAATATGAATAAAGAATTAGAGAAGAAGTTTTGGTATATTACAAGACATAAAGGAAATTGTGCTACTTGTAAATATTACAAACCAGATAATGAAATAACTGGATACGACCCTTGGTATCAACAAAATGAAGTATCTGCTTGGTATACAGGAGAATGTCAATTTAATCCAATACCAGTTAGTAAAGATGCTTGGAAACAAAAGTGTGGTCAATATGAAGAAATATCTGAAGAAGATTTTCTTAGAAATTATGGGAAATAAGATATGGGAATACGCTTAAAACAAAATAAGAACAGTGCAGCACAGACGGAGTTCAGCATCCAGAAGATACTTGTGCGGCACTACATGTCAGGTGCCAAGTATATGGTTCCAAATATGTATTATGGTCTGGGAGAAATGGATATGTTTCTGTTGCGACGAAGCGGTTATGTAGAGGAATTTGAGATAAAGTGCAGCACCTCAGACTTGAGGGCCGACTTTAAGAAACGTAAGCACAGTCACTTTGCCCAAGTTTATTGTACCGGCAAGCCTCTGAAGTGCCAGATACCTAACAGATTCAGCTATGTATTGGGACAAAATGTTTCTTGGGTCAAAGATTGGTTTCCTGAATACGCTGGATTGTACGTTGTTCATAATTATTACTTACAGTGCTTGATTACACCGAAGTTAATGCACAAACAGAAATATAATTGGCATGAGAAAGTCGCAGGCAGTTGTAGTCACCGACTTCTTAAGACCCTGAAATTAAGGAACTACTAATATGAAAGAATTTGAAAAATGGTGTGATGAAATTGAATTCCTGTGTGTAGATTATAGTAAAAGAGATTCTATGAGAAGGGCTTGGCGAGCAGCTTTGAAGTGGTCATTAACCCAAGAGACAGATTTACAGGCTACAGAAATTGCTTGGGCAATTGAAAAGGAACTCGAAGATGAAAACATTCAAGGCCAAGAACGATGGTGTGAAAAATGTAGAGCAAAAATTGAGGCAGCCAAAAACTTGGAATGTGTAAGAATCTGCCATGCTTGTGCAAAAAGGAATCTACGATGATTAAGTTGCTTGCAGCAGCGGCCATGACGTACATTGTTATTCGCATAACAGTACTTGTAACCCGAATTTGGAGAGCATATAGATGAACGAAAAACCATACCTTAGTGCACATGATAAAATCAAACAACTTGAAGCCCAGAACAAAGTACTACAAGCTGAGTTGGATTGGTGGCATGAGCTTATTAATAAGCATCATAAGAATGTAACTTGTCCAGATTTGAGAACATACGTAGAGCAACTTCAAGCTGAGGTCAAAGAATTAAAGGCCTGGCGTGCCCGTTACGATGCAGGTGCTGCTGAGCGGCGTTGGAAGGCACTCGGCGGCAGTTGGTGAACCAAATTTGGAGAGGAAAATAGATGAAAGAACCAATTGAAAATTTGAAGTGGCAGACAGACAAAGGAAGTAATTGTCCAGTCGGTTGTTGGTGTCGCAGGATAGTTACTGTGCCGGGGCCGGGCAAACGGAAACGTACATTCATTTCTCAGGGTTGGATAACCAAGGCCCAAGCTGAGTTGATAGTTAAAATACATAATGAATGGCTGAAATCAATTTAAATCAATCTGCAAGGTACTTCTCACGCAATTTACGTCGCATTCCCTGGGATTATAGAAATCAAACGTTGCGAAAAAACAACAACTATGTTGATTTCTATAAACATGTCAATACCATTGTCATAATAGGTACAATCAGTATTATGATAATACCTGATTATGCAAATACGGGCTGATAATTAGGTATTTGAGCAATAGTTGCCCTGTAATAGAGCGGGTGGTTGTCCAGGTTACGTTAAATGTCTTGACAAGAATGGGTTTCTCAAAAATTAGTTATAATTTTCGGGTAACATTAACATCCTTTACCTAAAATATGCAGGTTCTTCCCACCTACCGGTCATCATATCTCTTTGTCCTATAATCACTTACATTCCATGCGTTAATCAATTATGTTATACACCATTTCATGTAGTTTGTCCTATAATGGTAGTTATGTTTCATTGACATACTACATATAGTGTATGGTACATGCTGTACATACCATATATAGTGGGTATATATTTAATATATGGTATAATGTGGAGATACTGCTGGGCATAATATTACAACACAACATACATCATGTCATATCTGTTAGGTACTCACATAACTATACAACATATTACGTCAACACTAATAGAATGTATTTGACACTAATAGAACAGTCTTTACAAGCGTAAAGATATGCCGTAGACTAATTCTATAAATAGTCTATATATACGTAGACAATATATTTTGACTATTTTCACATAATTAAAAGATTTTACTTGCATTGTCATACAACATGTGGTATACTTTGTATAGTCAATAAGTCACGTAGTTAAAACAAGAGGATATAAAATGATTAAAGCACGAAAAGACAAACGTATTACCCAAAGGGAAACAGACCTGTTAGTCAAAATTCATGCAGGTATATTGACATGGAAACAGGCTATTAAAATCATGGACAAATTCCTTAAAAAGATTGGTTATTAAACTGGAGAAAATTATGTATTATCTTGGATTCGCTTTTGGTGCGTTGTTGGTGGCAAGCGTATTAGTCACCATAACAGTAATTACGTTCTGGATATTGTGGGATTAGAATAATGGAATACATGCTATTCGATAACTTGTCTGCAAGGCTAATGTTGTTACTAACTGTCTGTGCATACATAACATTATGTTAACCTTTTTGGAGATATTAAAATGACAGCAGAAGAAAAATACAGGGACATGCTTGACGAATGTTACCCAGAAGTAGAAATTGGATGCCTAACATTTTCACCAAGTAGAATAATTGGGGAACTCGACCCAATTGCTTTCAGTTGCGGTGTTTCTGACAGTGAATATGAAGACGACTAAAATATTTTAGAACAAAAAGGATTTTGTTCTTGCAATTATCAAAATATGTTGTATACTATAAGTAGAGAATAACAACAAAATAATTGGAGAACTAACAATATGTATAAAACTTGGAATACCATAGACGAACGGGCGAAAATCGAAGGTGCCGCAATTGCCGCTCATAACAGGATACGCATTATCCCGAAAAAAAGAACGTCTGTGAAACGTCCTGATGTTACTGTTTTGGAAATCTTTGTCCCGATACGTAATTGTCTGCCGTCTATAAATCTACGTCGTTTAGCTGCCAGCAAAAAGCATAGAGCAATTCTCGCCCGGCTGAAAAACCCGACATTATATAAAAACTTTAGGAGCTAAAAACATGACTACAAAGCATAGATATAAACAGATAATGACTAAAAATAAAAATTGTAGTTTAACAGATTTGCCAACCGCAGACAGAACCAAAGCAATTGCCGAAAACATGGACGGTCTATATAATTTTAGTCCATTAGCAACTGAACCGTATTTTAGTAAAATGGCATGTGAAACCTGCGGCACTAAACTCTATGGCAACCGCCATGATTTCTCGGCAACTATTGGGAAACGCCATGATTGCCGTCGTCAAATTGTTAGTTGCTGCGTAGATTGCTTCATGTATTTATTTTGCTGAATTACGTCAATAATATTTAAGACACTGGAGAAAAAATCATGATGATTCTGAATTACAAGAGCAAAAAACAGATTAGGGAAAACATTGGAAAACCACTGGATTATACCGAAACGAGTTTTTTCGGCCTTGAATATCTGACAGACGGTAATTTCTGCGGATGTAACAGGCCTTTTAGTCCTGAATATCCGAAATTCGCACAACGCAAAGGCCGCGAGTTTTTCGCATCCGTGACCATGCAAGGTGGTCTGATTTTCAAAGTAGAATAAATGTTGAAAAACAAAAGATTTTACTTGCATTAGCTGAAAAATGTTGTATACTTTAGATATGGAGAACAACAAAATGAAAAACGAATTGAAAAACTGTTTAACCGTGCTGCAAAAAAGCTTCTATGAAAATCAAGCAGCTCATGCAGCGAAATTACCGGAGCTTTTCAACTTTCCGGATAATGGAGATTATTATCAACAAACCAAAGGCGTAATTTTTGGGATTCAAGGTTGTTTGAATTACGTCAATGAGTTTTTGGGACGATTGGAGAAATCATGAGAAAATCAGATAATGTACGTATTCCAGATTTTTTGGCAGACTACAAATATATCGGCAAAGGCTGCGAATGCAAAGTTTTCGAGATTGTCAAGCAAAAGCTTGTTTGCAAAGTCTATTATTCAGGTGCCGATGCAAAATATAACTATACGTTACAACGCATCGGATACCGAGCGGGTATTGCACCGCAACCACTGGCACTTGAGAATAACTACTATTTTTCAAGGTACGTAATGGCATGGGAAAAACTGGAAGTTGCCAAACATAAATCATGGTATACAATTAAAGAACAGGTGAAATTCAAAAATTTTATAAAGAAAATAACGGAAATTTTTGGTGGTTATTGGAACGACGACCATAGCGGAAACGTAGGGATATTGGTAGTACGTGGTAGAAAACGTTATGTTATTATAGACTTCGGCGTAGCCGGGTTTGATAAAACTGTGTTAGGCGAATTACTAAGCGAAAAACTTGATGTATATTGGGATTATTAATCATGGGAACGATAAACTACGTATGTAAACGCAGACCGAAATATTCAGGCGTTTTTAGTTTCGGTAACAGTAAACTGCCATACAGTACAGCAGTTTTTAACATGACAAGTGCTACAGATTGCCCGTCTTATAAACGCGGCTTGTGCCAGGTTGATAAACTACAAAACAAAGTACGTCGGTGTTATGCATTGCGAACCGAACGGATGTTTCCGAAAACTTGTTTGGTATATAAGAGAAAACAAGCTGCATATTGGGCAAAGTGCAGTAATTTGACTTTCATTACTGATTTGCAAATTGCCACTAAAAACATGAAAACCATTACGGCTTTGCGATTCAATGAATCAGGCGATTTTCGTTCGCAGCGTGATGTTAAAAAAGCTGAAAAAATAGCAGCGGCATTACATGATTTCGGCGTAAAAACTTATTGCTATACTGCAAGACGCGACCTGGATTTTAGCAAAGTAAAATATCTAATTATCATGGGTAGCGGGTTTGTCAAGCCAGGGATTAAAGGCGAATTTCGGGTAGTAAAAACAGCAGCAGAAAAACCCAAAGGGTTTGGAATTTGCTGCGGGGATTGTACTCATTGCCGCCGATGTATTGACGGCAAAAATACTGTTGTGATTTTACATTAAAGGAACAAAATTATGAAATTAGATAGTGGAATAGAAACAGACAGAGAAAAAAGAAAAATGGATAATTATCAGGCGGTTTCAATAGCAGAAGGTTTTTGTGATTTCGAACCAACAGAAGAGCAGCAGATTTCGGCCTGGCAACACCTTATTGATACCGGATTGGCTTGGTCGTTGCAAGGCAGTTTTGGTCGAACAGCCATGGCATTAATCGAAGCCGGAATTTGTACGAAGTGACATACGTTGCTGTTGCAAGATTTATCCTTGGCAGGTTCCACCGTAAGAATTGTGCCGACTTATGGTGTCGATGCCAGGCCATAAGTTGTTTGAGCAGCAGCAGTTATAATAAACTTATAAAAAATATTATTTAGTACTTGACAAGCCATAACGAATTTGTTATAATACAGTTTGAAATGAAAATACTGAAAGGGTTTGAAAATGCAAAACGAAAATAACAATTTAGTAAAAATGATAAAAAATCAATGTTCACGCTTTCCTTGTACAAACCCAGTGATACATGCAATTAGTGCCAAGGGATTTACTTTGAAAAGTTGTGATAAACATTTAGGGGCATTGTTAACTCGTTTTAATACAATGCACAAAACAACAGATAAAGATTTGAAAGTTGAAAGGGTTTGAAATGAATGTTGCAGAAAAATTTGCTGAAGCTGTGAAAGAAAAGCTTAATGAACTTTGTTGGTATTGCAGACATTGTCCTAAAATTTCAGAATGTGAGGAACAGACATCAAAGGAAGGTTTTGAACCACGTTATTGTCGGACAATTATTGAAGCTGCTATTCTAAACAGAAAAGATTTTATACAACCTTTTGAAAGGGTTTAAAATGAGATTAACATCAATAAATTTGTGGAGTATTGTAATGGTTGGTTTGTCTGTGTTTTTAGGAATGTCGGGCAGATTAGATTGGTGGACGATTGCTTTTGTGTGGTTAATGGGATTTGAAATTAACCTTAAATTGAAGGGATAAAACATGAAACAAACGATTTGTGATTGCTGTGGAAAGGGTAACGCACAAAAATCCTTGATAGAATGTATTATTAAAATGTTAGGAGGATAATATGAGACTTGCCATTGGCAAAGATGTATCGAAGGCACGGACTGCTGCGGAGTGCATGGAAATTGCAGGACTGGATTATGGACTGAAATTAGAACCAGTCTATGTGCAAGGCAAAGCCCTGGTGGACGGCATTCCGGTTATTGGATGTCGTGTACCAGAAAAATATGCCGTAGTTCGGCAAGACACTGTTGAGCCCATTGCGATTGTTGGCAATAAATATGAGGTTGTTCAGAACTCTAAAGTGTTCGGATTTTTTGACGGACTTGTTGAACAAGGTCACGCAAAGTTTGTACGGGCCTACAGTACACACAACGGAGCAAAGGTTAATATTGTTGCCAACTTAGGCGATACTGTAATCGGCGGCGACCGAAGCGAAAAACGTCTGACGTTGCGTACATCACATGACGGTAGTTGTCGAATTACTGGCATACTTGAAGTGTATCGACTGGTATGCAGTAATGGCCTAATGGCGTACTCGAAGGAAAGCAGTTTTGCTGTCAAGCACACCAAAATGTATAGTGGTAAATTGAATGCTGCTAAACATATTATTGGTATTGCAGACCAGTACTACCGTTGGTTTGCTGAACAGGCAGACAGGCTGGTTAATACCCCGATTACGCCAACAAGGGCGACGGAGTTAATCAAGTGCTTGTTGCCTGCTGCTGATGAACAGGATGTTAGTACCAGAACCCAGAACCAACGTGAGGCCGTCTATAACTTGTACCATTATGGCAAAGGGAATAGCGGCAGCAGCCGTTGGGACTTGTACAACGGTATCGTGGAGTTTGTTGACCACCACCGGAGCAAAGGTCGTGACAGGGAAACAGCGACTGAAACCAACTTGGTCGGCAGCGGTGCGAAGCTAAAACAACGGGCTTTCGCTTTGTTGTCTGAATAATATAAATCGGTGATTGGTGGGGGAACGGATTCTCCCACACAGCCCTGCAATAATATTTTAATAGGAGATACCATGGTTAGACCGAATCACGTAACACTGTTTTTCCACCTTGAGGAAGTTGTGGAAATCAGACAGAGTGACAGCAAGGACTTTTTTACCTTGACTGACACATCCGGAAATGATGTAGTGCTGTATGGTGACTGTCGCCAACAGTTATTTAATGAGTTTGTGCGTATTTTGCCGAAGGTAGTACATCCGAGAGCATTGCGGGTTATTACACCTTCAGAAAAGGAGATACAAGATGGAAAGAATTAAATTTGAAGTGATTTTTAATCACAATGAACGTGCGTCATTAGATAGACCTGCATGGACTTCGGAGCAATCGTCCGGCATGTTTACGGCATTCAATCACAAACATTCGATGCAGGGCAAAAGATTTAGAATAGACTTTAATTATTATATCAGACGTGCAGCAAAGATTTTGCAACTGCTGTCAGGAAGGCGGTAATTACATGAAAGGTCAACCAAAAAGATATAACAACAGTGTATGTATGACAGAGGAATCAGGGCGAAAGCCAAATCCGTATTATGTAGAACCAAACGAAGAAGATGTCGAAGATGATTACTCTGAGGACAGTGATGCCAGTTGTGGTGGGCCACTTAGTTTCTTGCAAGAACAAAGGAGAAATTACTGATGCCTAAGTTTAGCAAAAGAGAGAGAGAAGATAAGGCATATTGGCTGGCATTCAAAATGGTTTGTGAGCTTGGTGCCCGTGCACCAGCACAATTAAGGTTGGCTGCACGTGAGGCAAAGGCTGTTCTGGCAGACACAAAGAATCGTCACGCTGATGATGATAAGAAATGTGTTCGTCACCCGCTGTATAAGGGTAAGCGAAAACCAAAAAATAATTGTCGTACTTGTTGGAGAGTTTATAATGCACTGCAAGAATGATAACAAAGGATATTGGTTAGGATTTTATAGGCCTGGTTGGGCAATGGGAGCACGAATAACAGTGAAAGACAAGGCTAAGAAGCTAAGTTGGATTCGTAGGAAATTAGGTACGTTGTTTGGTACTCGATGTCCTGCGTGTTTTTCAAAAGATTTCGAAGTAAACTATTTGCTTCATGCTGGCCGCAATTTTTGTAAAGATTGTGGACACAGGTGGGGCGAAGTATTAGCAAGGAGATATGACCCATGAGAGCAATTAAAAGATTCGAAGAAAAAGTTGCACAATCTAAGTTGACTAAAATACAACATGGTCAGCGGGTGCGTGACATCAGAATAAATTATGTTCCTAAAGTTGGTGAGATTATAAACACCAGAATTTGCAGAGGATGTGGTTTTCGAATCCGCGGTGCTGGCCACCTGGAAGGTGCTCATCACAATGGCGTTGTCCCTGCATGTCACAGAGGGAGATAAAATGGATAGATTAACATACAGATATGTAACAAAGGTAGTATCTTTTAATTCAGTTAAGTGGAATCAAATACAATGTCTTTTGAATACTAAAGGTATTTACTGGTTTCTTACTGACCCGTATAAGGGTGAACAAATAGCTGTTATGGTATCCAAATATGATGAGCAACAGTTTAATGAAATAGTTAACACAATGTTTGATGCAAATTTTTATGGAAAGGAATTAACCCATTAATGTTGTCAAAGATTCATCCAGGATGTTTTACATGGAGCTTATGGCGTGGCGGTTGTTTACTTGATTTGGTGCCAACTATTGCTAAGAATCGGGATGTTGCAAAGAAAGCCGGGCTGTTAAGAAAGTATGCAATTGGTTATTGTATTGCAAGTGAGTTGTTGGTCAGGCCAAAGACCAACTGCTTTGCCGTAATGTTTCTGAAGGAAGAACTATGTTTCTGGACACACTTAACAGTAGTTGAATTTAATAAAATGAGAGGAACATGAAATGGCAGTAAGAGAATATTATAGTCATAAAAAAGCAGACGAAAAGAAAAGACAAAGAGGCAACCAGGCAGCGGCACGTCAGTTGCTGCGAAATAGCCGGAGTAATGCTCAGCAACTACGAAAATTAGATGCTGGTAACGGTGCTGGTGGTAGTGCTTACGTTGCTGCAAAAGAAAGAGCAAGATTGGGGGACGTGAAATGAAGTTAGAAGATATAGGATTCTATACCTTGAGTGATGCACGTGCTGCTGTTGCTACGCACTGCTCACCATTACAGCGGTGTGAGTTGTTGGTAACACAGCGATGCAACTTTAATTGTCCTTATTGTCGGAAGTTGGAAGGGCAGGAGCTTAGTTTGGACGACGCAGCAAAAATTCTTAAGCTTTGGATACGGGACGACCTACAGAATCTGCGGTTCTCTGGTGGCGAACCAACTTTGTGGCCTTACTTAGAGGAATGTGTAAGGTACTGTAAGATTGCAGGAGTTAAGCGAATTGCTGTTTCCACCAACGGCAGTGCTGACTGGGAGCTTTATGAACGTCTTATCAAAGCTGGTGTCAATGATTTTAGTGTGTCACTTGATGCCTGTTGTTCAGAAGGCGGTAATGTTATGTCCGGTGTCAAAGACCAGTTTAATAAAGTTGCAAAAAATATTGAACTGATATGCAGCCGTAAAATCTATCTGTCTGTTGGGGTTGTGCTCACTGACGAAAATATCGGTGAAGTAGACAAGATAGTGGCGTTTGCTCACAGTCTGGGAGTAAGTGACATACGGGTGATACCTGCTGCTCAACACAGCAAGGCCTTGCCAGAGATACAACCTGGTTATACCAAGATTTACCCAATACTTAAGTACAGGCTAAACAACATGAAGGCCGGTAACACTGTTCGTGGATTGCAGGAAACTGATAATCACCGTTGTCCGTTGGTGTTGGACGACATGGCAGTGTGGGATGGACACCACTATCCTTGTATAATTCATCTGCGGGAAGGTGGTGCTCCAATAGGTAAGGTTAGTGCCAAGATGAGAGACGAACGATTTTGGTGGTTCAGCATACATGATACACACGTAGACCATATTTGCAAAGGTAATTGCCTTGACGTGTGTGTGCAGTACAACAATCGTGTTCGTGAACTGCGAGAAATTAACAAACGTAATTGGGAGAAGTGACATGTATACAGCAATTAAAATGACAGGAAAATTTTATGTAATGGAGTGTGTTGATGATGGCCTCGAAAATTTACAGTTCAGTCCAGACGAAATAGAAAGATGTGACACCTTTATAAATGAGGGCAACCCTGTCATTTTCTTCCAGGATGTTGAAGATTTAGAAGGTTTATTTGATGAACCAATTGAAATTGTAATGGTAGAAAGGGATTAATATGTGGCTTCTTGTAGATGATAAACGCAGCCTTGATAGTAGTGAGGTTGATATTATTGCCCGCAATAGTCAGGCCGCTATGGAAATACTGTTAGGCATGGGCCACAGGTTAACTGGTTTGGTACTTGACTATGACCTGGGAGAAAAAGAGAACATCGGCAAGGGCGGCAGACGCAGTAGAGAAATCACGGGGTATGATGTGCTGATGTTCGCTATTGTAAACGAAGTCCTGCCCCTTACTGTTCAGATTATTACTGATAATCCGGCTGGTAGAGAGCGACTTCATAACGGGTTGATACATGACGCAAAGTATGTTATAAAAACCGTTCAAAGTCATGGCCGAACTCGAATTACTTATGTTAAACCAGATAAGGACGAAATTGTAAAATGAAAAACAAATTTGAGGTTGTAAAGTATACTATTGTTTTCTTAATATTTGCCCTTCTTGCTTACGCTTTTTGGACTGATTATAATGTTTCACCATCGGAATATGTTCCAAGAATAAAACAGCAACAGGCATTCAAGATGATAAAAGAAATCCATGAACATCTATTAGGAGAGTAATATGAAAAACGTAATAACAACAGAACGATTGCCAATTAAATTGTGGTTGGATGATGCTGATGAACAAACGTTAGACCAGGCACGTAACTTAGCTAACTTGCCGTTTGCGGTTAAGCATATTGCACTTATGCCTGATGCTCACGTAGGTTATGGTATGCCAATTGGTGGTGTCATGGCATGTGACGATGTTATTGTACCAAATGCAGTAGGTGTTGACATCGGCTGTGGCATGTGTGCAGTTCGTACTGACCTGACTGAGATTAGTGTTGCATCACTGACCAGTATTGTGATTGAGATTAAGAGGCACATACCAACAGGATT